GGAACTCATTTTTTTCCTTGATTCTTTAGACATTTCTCCGCTTCTATCGCTTGATTTTGTCAAACTGCAATTTAACCCATTCTTACTTATAGCGCTAAAAGCATCTTGATAATACCTTTCAAGTTCATTTAGTTCTTCAATACTACATTCACATATAATTTCAAACTTGTGTTTTTCAAAACCGTATTTTTTTAAAGACCTATAAAGAATAGTTTGACCTTTACATCTTAATTTTTCATAATTTTTAAATCTTTTTTCAATATCAATACTTTGCCCTATATATATTTTTTTTGTTGGACTTGTAATTTTATAAATTCCTATCATATAAATAAAAAACCAACTAATCAAAGAGTCGCACGTCTTATCATAGTTGGAATTCAATAATGTTTTTATTTGTAGGTGCGACTCTACTAATACAAATATACAAAAAAATATCCTTAATGATACCAAAAACAAAAAAACTAGTTATATAATAAATGCAAGAAATGATAGATACATATAGCGTAGTTTTTAATAAAGAAGAAACGGATGGAGTTTTTGGAATTTCATTGGTAGAGTCTCCAGCTATGGAGTCCGAGTTTATTGCTTTGAGTAAAGAAGATAATCTAGTTCAATTAAAAGCTATAGATAGCGAAAAAAGAATATTATTAGGTGCGGTTTTAGTTCCTGAAAAAAAAATATACAGAAACCAAAACGGCAAAGAGTTTAATATTGTTTTCTCAGCTGAAACAATTAGACTATCAATGGAGAACTTTTTCGAGCAAGGTTATCAAAGTCAATCGACTTTAGAACACGATGAAAAGCAAGTAATAAAAGACGTGACTTTTGTAGAAAGTTGGATTAAAGAAAGTGAAACAGATAAATCAGTTCACTACGGATTGAATGAGCCTGTTGGAACTTGGTTCGCAAGTATGAAAGTGAATAATGATGATATTTGGAATGACTTTGTAAAGACTGGCAAAGTAAAAGGATTTAGCATAGATGGCTTTTTCGACCTAGAACGTATTAATTTAAAAACCGAGAATATGAATGTAGATTTAATTTTAAGCGCAATTAAGGAGGGCTTTGCTTCACTAACTAAAAGCAAAGTAGAACTTGGAAGCGTTAAAACCCAAGATGGTAGCGTTGCTATTGACTTTGAGGGCGATACATTAGCAGTTGGATTACCGCTAACTATCAAAAATGAAAACGGCGAAGCTATGCCTTTACCTGATGGTGAGTACATTTTAGAAAATGGAATGACTTTAACCGTTGCAGGTGGTTTAGTATCTGAACTTTCGGAAGCTAAGGCGGAAGAAGTAGAAGAAGAAATGCCGGCGGAACTTGAAGAAGTTAAGCCAAATGGTGTAAAATCTGAGAAACACACTCAGGAGATTTTCTACCAATTAGCGCAAGAGTTCGGAAAACAATTAGAATCTTTAAAAATGGAATTGAAAGCCGATTTTGAAGCTAAACTAGAAGAACAAAAAGAAATTATTTCTTTAACAAAAAACAAACCGGCTAAAGAAAAATCATTTGATGAAATGACTGCTTTAGAAAAATTTAGACTAACCAAATAAAACAATAAATTATGCCAATTACTTACAACGTAGTAGCTTACAGAGGTGTAGCTGCTGAACCGATTACGGAAGAATTATTATTCGAAAATCAAACTATTGCGAAGTCTTTAGTTACATTTGAAACTGATGTAAAAGCAGAAACTATCTTTACAGAATCTACTGCAAGTGCAACATTACAAGCGTACACAAGTGGAGTACCAACAAGTGCGGGTTCTTTAAATGCTTTTGATGTAGTTGTTACTCCAACTAAAGTACAATTCTACCAAGAATTTGACCCTAACTCTTTACGTTTTTCTCGTTTCAAAAGAGATATGAAAGCGGGTGCGTGGGAGGTTATGAGTTCAGAATTTGAGCAACTTGTAATCGGTGGACTTTATGCTAAACAAGTATCTTTAGCTGCTGAGTTTGAATTTTGGAACGGTGCAAAAGCCGCTACTAAAACTGCCGTTGCTGCTTTAACTGCTGGAACTGCTAATACTGCGGTAGGTGCTGCTGAGAAAACTTTAGTTGCTGCTTTATCTGCTTCTCAAACAGACGGTATCTTAACTAAAATGATTTACAACGATTCTAACGCTACTACAACTGCTGGAGTAGGTACTAGAATTAAAGTAGCTGGTACAACTGTTACTGCTGCTAATATCAAAGCGGAATATGATAAGATTTTTGCTGCTATTCCAGCCGCTACATTAGCTGGTACTGAGCAACCAATCTTATACGCTCCACGTTCTCACAAACAATTCATTATCGCGGCTAACAATGTAGTATCTGACTTTAACAAGCCATTTGATATTGATGCTTCGGCTCAAAACTTCTTTTTTAATGGATTAAGAATTGAGTTCGTTCCAGTTCCTGAGAATGTTGTAGTATGTGCTTTAAAATCTCATTTGATTTGGGCAACTGATTTAGCGTCTGACGTTAACTTAATGCAGTTAGACAAAATTGCTAACAACCGTGAGGATATGTTTATCAAACACAATATGACATTAGCTGCTCACGTTGTTAACCAAAAGTTCAACGTTTTATACGTAGGATAATATTAATCAAGACCGCTCTTTAACTAGGGCGGTTTTTAATAAAGTATAAATATGGCTTGTGATATATTAAAAGGTAGAACCTTATCTTGTAAGGATTCAAGAACAGGGATTAAATACGTGGATTTTGCGGTTTACGATGGTACGACTTACACTGTTACGGCTCAAGAAATTGCTACTTTACCAGTTGCTTTAACTGAGGTTTTTAGATATGAAGTAAAAGGAGCGGGTAATTCATTAATTGAAACTGCAACGGTAAATACCGATAACCGAACTACTGAGATAGTTCAAGCATTAGCCTTGAATTTACAAAAGTTAGGCAAAGAAACGGAAGTAGAATTACAATCTTTACTTTATGGTCGTGTAGTTGCATTTGTAACTGACTACAACGGAAACGTAAAAGTAGTAGGTATTGATAGCGGTATGGACGCTACAACTTCAGTAATGAGTACTGAGGTTAGTGGATATACAGTAGCTTTGGAAGCAAAAGATAAAATATTTGCTCCGTTCTTATCTAGTTCGGCAAAGACTGCCCTATTAGCTTTAATTTCAAACGATGTAGTAACGCCTTAAAAGAAAGGAGGAAACAATCTTATCAAACCCACTTTAATAGGTGGGTTTTTTATTTGATACCAAACGAGTAAAAAAGCGTTTAATAGATATGAAGATATTTGACCCAACCGATACAACTCACACCTTGCAAATTATACCACGTGAATACGTGAGTACTGCAACTATGATTTTAAGGAATGAATTAAGGCAAACCGAAACAACTCACAATCTTACTTGCACGAATGTAAACGGATATTTAACCGCCACATTTACACACACAATGACTGAGGGGCAGAGTTTCGAGTTTGAAGTTTACGATACTAACGACGTTTTGCTTTATAGAGGTAAAGCGTATGCAACTGAAAATATATGATACTAGAAAAATTACAATTATCAAACTACTTTAGACCTGAGATTAAAGAAGTAGCTTCTAAAGACTTCGTTTTAAATGGCGACAAAAATAGCTTTTACCAAGAAATAATTGATAGGTATAACGGCAGTCCAACCAATAGGGCGATTATAGACGCTTATTCTCAGTTCATCTATGGTAAAGGATTGACTTCTAAACAACAAGCAATCAAACCTATCCAATTTGCTACGGTGGTATCAATCATTAGCAAAAAAGATTTAAAAAACATTTGCCACGACTTTGAATTGTTCGGGGAAGCTTCGGCTGAGGTTATCTTTGATAAAGGTAAGTTAAAGCAAATTAAGCACGTACCTAAGAATACTATTGCACCTAATAAAATGAATGAGGACGGCGATATAAGTTTATATTGGTATTCACGTAATTTTGCAGATACTAGAAAGTATGAGCCTTTACCTATTGATGCATTAGACTTATCTAAAATGCCTAAAAGTGGTTCAGCAATCTATATCTTTAAGGATTACCAAGTAGGTAAAAATTACTATTCAGACCCGTCTTATATATCATCTTTACCTTACTCGAAACTAGAAGAAGAAATAGGTAATTTTTGCGTAAAACATATTCAAAACGGATTATCTTTTGGTCACATTATTAATATAAATGATGGTGCCGATAGAACTGATGAGCAGAAAAGAGAAACAATGGCTAGTTATCGTGAAAACTTAGCTGGTTCTAATAATAGTAATAGTTTTGTTTTAGCATACAACGACAACAAAGAAAACGCTATTACAATTGAAACCTTAGAGGTTAACGAAGCGCATAAACAATACGAGTTCCTAAGTTCGGAAGCTACTCAAAAGATTATGTTATCGCATAGAGTTGTAAGCCCTATTTTATTTGGGATTAAAGACAATACAGGATTTGGAAATAATGCAGACGAAATGCAAGTGGCATTTGATGAGTTAATGATTAACGTTATACAACCAAAAAAGGAAACAATACTTGACGGCTTAATGGAAATCTTTAACGCTTGCGGGATTAGTATTGATTTAGATTTTATTCCTTTAAGAACAAAAGCAGTTGAAGTACAACCTACGCAATTAAGCGCACAAAGTAACCACGAACACACAGACGATATTTTAGCTGATGAGTTAGTAGGCTTAGGGGAATCAATAGATTTAGATGAATGGGAATTGATAGATTCTAGGGAATCGGATAACGACGACCCAATTACTGAAACGTCCTTTAAATTAGCTTATGCGCCTTCTAACTTTCCAGAAAGAGATAGTGAACAAGATACGACATTGTTTAAAATTCGTTATTCTTATGCTGGTAATCCAAACCCAGAAAGAGAGTTTTGCCGTAAAATGATGCAGGCTAATTTAATGTATAGAAAAGAGGATATAATCGCAGCTGGTAATAAATCGGTTAATAAAGGCTTTGGTGCTGAGGGTGCAGATAAATATTCAATTTGGCTCTATAAAGGCGGTGCCCGATGTCGCCATTTTTGGATGCGTAATATCTACATTAAGAAAAATAACGATAAAATAACGGCAAAAAAAGCACGTGAACTACTTAACGAACTTGACCCGTCACTAAGAAAAGAGGCGAACTTTGAACAAAACGATGCTTTAGTAGCTAAAATGCCGAACGATATGCCAAATAATGGATATTTAAAACCTCAAAACTAATGGAAACGATACTATTAACAGATAACCAAATAACAGAAAGTACTCTATTGGGTGGTAATATTGATGTGGATAGATACAAATTTTGTATAATTGACGCTCAAATATCTAAATTAGAAGAAAGTTTAGGCGAAACACTATACGAAAAGATAAAAACAGACTTTGAAAATGGCGATTTAACAGGCGATTATCTTATATTACATACAAAGTATATCACGCCTTTTTTAATCCATCAAAGCGCTATGGAATACCTTAAAATAGGAGCGTATCACGTTAGTAATGGAGGGATTTATAAACACACCCCAAACAATGGAACGGCAATAGATAAAAATGAAGTAGATTTTTTGGTTGAAAATCAAAGAGTAAAGGCTGAAATGTATATGCAAAGGATGGAAAAATGGTTATCTTTAAACCGTATTCCTGAGTATTATTCTTATGTATCGGGTACGGTAGTTCCAGCACGCAAGCAAAGTACTGGAAGTTGGTTTTTTGAGGGTATAAATCATAGTAATAAACGAAATAAAAGCGACAATGACAACGACCAAGACTTTGGATTCTAAGGAAAAACAAGAGCGTGAGGCTAAAAAGACTATTGCAAAATTAGAAATCTATTTAAAGAAAAATGGCACAACAAATAATTAACGTAGGAGCAAGTGCAAACGATGGAACAGGCGATACTTTAAGACTATCGCAACAAAAAACAAACGATAATACAACCGAACTATATAATAGTAAGTTAGAATCAGTAGTAGCTGGCACAAATGTAACCGTAGACAATACCGACCCTTTAAACCCTGTTATAAGCGCAACAGGTGGAAGCGCAACTTTAGGACTTATAAAAATAGTAGATAAAGCAGGCGACTTCTTTACCAATTTAGCTACTGCTTCGGCTTATATTAGAACGTTTACAAGTGCAACGATAACAAACGAAAGTTATTCAAATGGTACGTTTTGGTTTACTGTTCCGAATGGTTCAAATTTCGCAAACAATAACGGTTTTTTGTACAAATTAACGCCACACACGGCATACATTGAAGACCCTTTAGAATTAATTTCTTTTTTAGGAAATAATACGCTTGGATTTAGCTCTGGGAATAGTTTTTTAGGAAACGTAAGATTTGGAACGAATTCTCTAGTTAGTTTTTCGGGTATTTTAAGAGTTAGAAACGTAACATTAGTAAATACTTCGGACACCTTCGGAGTAAACGCAAGCGGGCGCGTTGAAATTTACGGAACTATTGGAACAACAACGGGCAACGATTACGCAAACTTTTTTCCAACAAATACAGCCGTAATTTGGGCGCGTCGAGTAATGCAAACCAATAACGCTGGAGGTATTGAGGGCGATTTAGCAAGGGCGCAAACTAACGGAGCAAAGTTGTTTTTTGGGTATGCTGATGGTGGCACAACAGACCTATCCTACACCGCAAGTCCAACAAACGGAATAGTAGTAAGTTCGACGGGTACAGATGCTACTTTACCTTTAGCCGACGGAATAAATGCGGGGTTAATTTTACTTGATTCATTTGGCGATATTATTATTGATACTGATTTTATAACCGCACCAACAATCGGAACAATAACACAACCTACATTAGTTACTCCTACAGGTAGCGTAATTTTAAATGGATTGCCTACTGCTGATTGGGTAATAACTGAAACACCTACAACGTCGGGATTAACAGGATTAACAGGTAGCACTTCAACAACTACTATAACAGGATTAACAGACGATACTACCTATACATTTAAAGTAACAAGCGATGGGGAAACTTCAGTAGATAGTGCAAATGCAGTTATTGACCCACAACCAGTACCAGCTGAATATTTTGTAAGACCATTAGGAACAACTTATGGAGATAGTAGCGGAACTAGCTTTGCAAATGCTTGGACAGGTTTTAGCGGTGTAAATTGGGCGGTATTAAATACAAAAACGCTAAATGTAGTTGGTACGCATCTTGAAGAATTAAACGTACAACAAAGCGCAGTTACTATTGTAGGTAATCATGTAAGCGGTGCGGGTATTATTGACGCTCAAAATACAAGGGTTTGTTTTAGAATTAATGGTTATGATAATATTACAGTTAATAACCTAACCATGAACAACGGACTAGTATCTAACGCTTTTAATATGCTTACAACTGGCACGGTGTATAACAATTGTATTTTTGATACATCAGGAAATCAAACAGTACAGCACGAGGGTAATGTAATTTCTGATATTATATCAGTTACCTATAATAATTGTACTTTTAAAAATGGAGCTGATGATGGGGTTTCTTTACATGGAAATAATACAACGGTAGTATTAAATAACTGCTCAATGGAGAACAACTCGCAAGGAGTTAACGCTATTAATACAGGTGTATGTACTATTAACGATTCTAACTTCTTGAATAATACAGTAGATGTACAACCTGATTCTAGTTCAGATATTACAGTTAATAGAAGTACGTTTAGAAGTCAACTTTCTGCTAATAGCTCAGTTCCTTTAAAAATTAATAACTGTACAATGTTATCAGGCGAAACAGTTATTACTTCTCTAGGTTCTATCGAAGTAACCAATACTAAGTACTTAGGATTATCTAAGATAACTAGTAACCAAACTGATATTGCTAAAGTTAAAATTAGACGTTGTTATTTTGAAGTTAGTACAATCGCAAAAGTAACCTCAACTGGTAATGCTGTTTATGATTTGAATTACTCAATATTCAAACACATTTCAGGAACTAACGTTTATGCAATTTCTACCGTAAACGGTGGAACTGGAACATCTATAGTTAATAACTGTACATTTGTAGGCTCGTCTTCAACAGGTAGAGGTATAGCGGCTGGTAGTAGAATAACGGTAAAAAATACAATTTTCCAAGGGCTTAACTTAGTTGTAAATCCAAATGGAGCATTAGCAATAGTTGTTTTCGATAAATGTTGTACTTATCTTAATACTACCATAAATGTAAATCAAAATGGAGGTACATTCACCAATACTAATAGCATAACTACAAATCCTTTAATTACTGATATTGTAAACTTAGATTTCTCTTTACAGTCAGGCAGTTCTTGTTGGAATACAGGTGCTACTTTAACAGATGCGGTAGGTATATTAAGTGCAAATTGGGTTACAGGAATGCCTACGGTAACAACAAAAACACAACCAGCAACGTGGGATATTGGAGCATACATTCACTAATATTTAATTTATAACAATGAAAAAAATACAAGCTACACACATTAAAAACAACCCACCTACCAGCGCTCAAAACATTAGCGCTGGTTATAATGTCGGTCAATGGTGGGAGGATACAATTACAGGTTGTAAATACTACCATAAAACAGATGGAGTATGGGAGTTAGTTATCTCAGAAAATCATCCTACCTTTGTAGAAGTCAATTCTTTAACTGATTTACCTACCCCTGTAGGTGGAGTGATTACTTTAGTTGCAAACTATACCTACTTATTTTTAAACCACCTTGATTTACTTGGCTCTCGTTTAGTATGCGGTCAAAATACTGTAATAGTTGGTTGGAGTTCAGAGAATTGCTCGATTAGTTCAACAGGTTTAAGTGGTGCTACTGCTTTGATTACTTCTACTTATTCACTACCGATTAGAAGTATATCATTTACCCACGCTTTAGTATTTAATTTACAAGGCGATATAACTACTACGGCTTTGGATTGGTTTGGAGTTAATCTTTTGAATTGCACAAGCGGTGGAACTATTAAAGACTATGCTAACTTTGTAATGAGTGATTGTGCATTTTTAAATAGTGGAGGTTTTAACTTTGACGGTACTATTGGAACGATAGGATATAGTAATTGCCTTTTTAATACTGCAACTGGAACTACTGCAATTAATATTTTATCTACTTGTAATGTAAGCCGTCGATTAAGAATTATTTATTCGTCCTTTGTTATTGGTAGTGGCGAAACAGGCGTAAATTTTAGCACCTCTGCAACGGTTGGAGATGAAAAATATATCTTAGATACGATTAACTTTAGTGGCGGCGGTACTTATACTGCTGGAGTTACTAATACTTCAAATAAGGCTTTGTTTGTGAATTGTGTAGGTATTGCGAATACTTCAACTCGTGGATTTATGTATATGATTAACAACGGAACTGATACAACCATAGGAGGTGGAAATGTTAACGTATGGGTAAAGGCGCAAGGTACTACAACAGCAGACACGGCAAACTCTAAGTTTAACCACGCTAGTAATAGATTAACTTATACAGGAGCGTTTAATACTTCATTTTTAGTAACAATTAACGCAGCGGTTAGGTCAGGTAGTAGTAATCAAAATATTAGTATTGGAGTTGCTAAGAATGGAACTATTTTGGCTAATTCAGAGATGACCATTAGAACGGCAACGGCTAACCAAGAACACCCCGGCAGTACGCAATATGTAATTGATTTAGTTGCTAATGACTATTTAGAATTATTTGTTAAAAACTCGCAATCACCTGATGTTAGAGTTTCAGATTTAAATTTTTCAATAATTAAAATACCATCATAAAAAAGCATATCTTTGAACCTATGAAAACATTATCATCTTTATTAATAGCTATAAGCCTTTTTTTGTTACCGATAAAAGGATTAATTTTAACAATGATACTTTTTATATCATTAGACACCTGCACAGCTTTATACGTTACAATTAAGTTAAATGGTTGGAAGTCTTTTCAAAGTACTAAGTTTTTTAATATAGTGGTAAAATCTTTTTTTTATTTAGCTTCTATTATACTAGCTTTTAGCATAGATATTTATATATTTGAGGGTTCGATAATGGGTATAAAATTATTACTCGCAAAATCAATGACTGCCGTATGGGTATTTAATGAAATTAAAAGTTGTGATGAAAATAGTGTAAAGCTAGGTAATAAGCCATTTTTTGATATTATCAAATCTTTGCTTTCAAAAATGAAACAATTAAAAAAAGACTTAAACGAAATAACAAATGGATAAAATCACACTTGAAAGAATTGCACTAGCACACCCAAAAATTAGAGAGGAGTTAATGGTATATTACAAAGAATGTAATAACAAGCTACCTAAGCACGTTAGGCTACGTTTTAGCCACGTTTATAGAAGTCCAGCAGAACAACACGCTTTATTCTTAAAACGTCCTAAGGTAACAAATGCGGATGCTTTCCAAAGTATGCACAATTACGGATTAGCTTTTGATATTGTATTATTGTACGATAAAAATGGTGACGGTAATTTTGAGAGTGCGTCTTGGATAATTGACGAACATTGGAATAGAGTAGCTGAGTACTTTAAGGGGAAAGGTTACGAGTGGGGAGGTGACTTCAAGAAATTCAAAGATGCGCCACACTTTCAAAAAACATTTGGTTTTGATTGGAAAACTTTAAAAAGTAGATTTGACAAAGGAATAATTATTACTAACAACGGGATAACATACCCAAAAATTTAACAGTATGGAAAAAGAATTAATTGAAAACTTATTGACTAACGCTGCCGCTAAGTACAGCCAAAGTCCAGCAACTACCAACGCTGGTAGAATTTTAAGATTTATTGCTAAGATAGTTCCTGTCGGAGTTGTCGTAAAATTATTTGCACATAAATTGAGTAAATAGTGTACCAGTCTATTTGAATTAGCTACCATTTAGAGCACTTATTTTAAAGCCGTTAATTAACTTTAACGGTTTTTTTTATGTTAATTTTTGAAAAAAAGTTTTTTTAATTCAAAATATAGACTTATATTTGTACTCAGATAATAACAATTAAAAAAGAGAAATTATGAGTTTTAACTACGATGATTACAAAACAGGATTACACGACAGCGATAGTCCTATGAATAGAGAAACTTTTAAAGATGAGTTTATACCGCAATGGGATAACCTATCTGAAGCATACGAATCAGGACACGAACACGTATTTCACGAAAAACGCAACGAAATTATAGACGAACTTTGGAAAGTTCACGAAGTACTGAAAGTTACAGGTCACGGAATGAAAGGCAGAATAGAATCTATAATTGAGAAAATGATGTAAAATTAAAGTGGTCGAATTTGACCACTTTAAAAAATTACTGTTAACGGCTACGCATATAAGCAGTAGCGGATTAAAGAACGAAAATTTCAATTAACAACTAAAATAAATTAAAGATGAAAAAGTTAAAATTTACCACAATGCCCGCTATTGCTTTATATGCGATGTTAGCGGCTGGGCTATACGGATGCTCAAATACCGATAACCATAACGGAAGATATTTTTATGGTAACGATGGAAAATTGTATAAAGCCGAAGATGCTCAATGTGTAAACTGTTATCGGTTGAGAGAAGTAAAAGATTTAGATACGGCTTTCGTGAAGGTAACTAAGCCTTGCCGCTAACGTATTGGGGCTTTGCGTAGTAGCCCATAGTAGAAACTTAAAATTAACCACGACACTTGATAGGGCTATTACGCAAAACCCTTGTTATGTGCCGTTAAATTTAGAACGATGTTTAATATTTCAGTAAGGCGAGCAACCGAAACAGATTACGGATTAGTTTCAAAAAATGGCAAAGTGTTAGAATTTACAACCGAAGAAGAAGCAAGACAATGGGGTAAAGATAATATAGAAGGTAAATCAATGTGGATTGTCAGTTGGTTCGTGTCAAAGGCTTAATGGCACATAACGTCCTGCGGCTTTGTGCAGGCGGGAAAATAAAACCGAATAATTGAATTAATCACTAATAATAAAAATATACCAAATGACTGAATTAAACCAAATGCCCGCTTGCTCAAAACCGCTGTTACCGCTAGTTGTGGGTGGTTTAACGATAACGTGTGAAGATAATATGCTATTAATGGCTCGTTATCCTGATAACTATTTTGATTTAGCTATTGTAGACCCGCCTTATGGGATTGAAAATAAAATAAGCACAGGAGGTGGAAGTCACACCAAAAACAAAAGCAAGTTTCACAACCTATACAAAGAAGGAAATAAAAATTGGGATTTTAGACCATCAAAAGAATATTGGAATGAATTGTATAGGGTTTCTAAAAATCAAATAGTATTTGGAGCAAATTATTTTGTTGAGTTTTTACCAGTTTCAAGGGGTTGGATTTTTTGGGATAAAATGGGCGATGGAATGAGTTCAGTAAATAATGAATTAATATTTACATCCTTTGATATTTCAATTAAAACTTTCAAAAGATGTCACGGAATGGACAAAGGTTTTTTAGCTGACCATAAAATATTTCATCCAACTACTAAAACTCAAAAATTATACAAATGGTTATTAGATAAATACGCTAAACCAAATGATAAAATACTCGACACACATTTAGGTTCTGGAAGCATTGCGATAGCGTGCCACGATTATAAGTTTGAGTTAACCGCTTGCGAACTTGACCCTGAATATTTTGAGAAAGCAAAACAAAGAATTATTAACCACGTTGCTCAACAATCGCTCTTTTGAAAATGAATGTAGCAATTAGCGGTAACGTTTCGCATCTTGTGGTCAGTTGCGGACGATTAAACACTGACCATACAAAAATACACCAAACTTTAAATTAAAAAACAAAATGGAAAAACAAACCCAAACCCCGCAATTGCCACAAAATGCTGTTAGCGGTAGTGCTTATGCAATTTATTATGAATTTAACGGAATGAAAATGTGGTTATCTCCAAAAGATGCACGTTTTCCAGAAGATGAAAATAAAGAAGATTATACTTGTGTTTCTCATCCTTACGCACGATTTACATTTTCAGAAAAACAATTGTCAGATAAAATTTTAGAATTAACTAAAAAATATCCAAGAAATTTTTGGCTTTATGCGGTAGTTGAGTAGTATTACCGCTAACTACCCGCTAACAGCAACTAACGTATTACAATACTATGAAAATACTAACGAAAACAAAAGTAATCCGAGTTACACCTATACAATTAGCCACACTCCAAAAAATGAAGTCTTACAATGTCGATGTTGGGCATTTCATTAGAGAAGCCATAGCCGAGAAAATCAAAAGAGAGTACAAAGATTTAATACCTAAAGAAAAAAATAACTGTCCTTTTTGATTAAAAGTATTGTTTAATCAAAATAAAGTATTATATTTGTAAAAAAATTAATCAAATGGAACAACTAACAGATTACCAAACACAGAGAATTGAAGCGTTGGAGAGAGAAAACGCTAAATTACAAAGCCAGCTAAACGAGGCAAAAGAAATTTTAACACAACTACTAAAAGAATTACAAGATGGCAACAGACTGGAGGAAGTATAGAAAAAGCACGCATTTAGCTAGTGCGGATTTAGATGCAATGGAAACGGACGGATTACCCTTAATATTCACGATTAAAGAAGTGAAATACGAAACTGGAGTAGACGTATCAGGAACTAAACAAGACGGCATATTTTGCTACTTTATAGAAGCCGTTAAGCCGTTAAAATTGAATAGCACTAATAACAAGATATTAGCTGGATTTGCTAAACAAGATGGCTTAATTGGTAAAGAGTGCCACGTTATAGAAAATTGGTCAGGTATGAAAATAGAATTGTTTGTTGACCGTAACGTTAAAATGATGGGTAGTTTAGTTGATGGAATTAGAATTAAACCATTAAGACCTAAAGAAAAAGTAAAAAAGGAATTTACAGAAGCTAATTTTGAGGGCGCTTTAAAAGTTAAAGCAACAAGGGAACAAATAGAAAAAAATTACACAATAACAGAAGAAATATGGAAAATGTACAACGCTCAAATGAATGGCACGAACAACGTAGAGGTAAATTTACCGCCAGCGAAATAGTAAAACTTTTAGGAGTTAAAGGACTTGGAGAAACTGGAAAAAGTTACGCCTTTGATAAAGCTATAGAACAACTATTTGGAGAAATGGAAGAAAGTTTTATCTCTTATGATATGCAAAGAGGGATTGACCTAGAGCCTTTAGCATTTGCAAAGTTCAAAGAAATTAAAGAACTTGAATTTATAGAGGTTGAAAATTGCGGTTTCTTTGAGTACGAAAATGAGGCGGGTGCAAGTCCTGACGGATTAGTAGGCGAAGATGCGATTTTAGAAATTAAATGTCCACGCTCAACTACTTTCTTTAAATTAGTAGCTACAAATGAAATAGATAGTAAGTATTATGCCCAGATGCAACTGCAAATGATGGCAACCAATCGAAATAGAGCGCATTTCTTTAACTATTTAGTTCACGAGGGTATGGAATATTGGCATGAGATAATCGTTGAACGTGATGAGGTTTTATGCGACAAGATAAAAGAACGAATTAAGGAAGCAGTAGAAATTAAAAACGAGTATATTAATAAATTAAACAATAATAAACAATGGTAGTATCAGGAAAAATTAAAGTAATTCAAGAAGTAGAAGAAAAGGGAACTTTTAAAAGTCGTAACGTAGTAGTAACAACTGAGGAGCAATATCCACAACACATAGCAATTCAATTTGTGCAAGATAAATGCGGTATTTTGGATAGTTATGCAGTAGGACAAAGCGTTGAGGTTTCTATTAATTTAAGAGGTCGAGAATGGATTGACCCGCAAGGAATAGCTAAATACTTCAACACTATTCAAGGTTGGAAAATCAATAAAGTAGGCGATGTTCCAACAGTAGAAACTGCACCAGTAGCAACCGACGAACCTCCTTTCTAACAACCAACACAACCGCCTTATTAATTTAGGGCGGTTAATTTTAAAAATTTATTATGAAAGAAATGACAAATAGAATAACAATCGAAATTGCACAAAACGGATTCTTAGTGTATGTGAATAACGACCTTACACCAGGAACAGTGAGAAAAGCTCCTTATGTTTTTGAAACGATGGAATCAATGCAAAGGTTTATAAAAAATGAATTAACAAAAGTTTATTAGTTATGAAATACTTATGCACTAAAGATTACGTAATGCTAGACACTAGACAAGTAGCATTTAAAAAAGGTAATATTTACAATTTTAATACAGATTATTGGACTGATAAAAATGAATGGGGTGGAACTCACAATATGAAAAGCGAAATGGATTTTAACCAATACTTCAAGCCACTAGACACCGAAATAAACACCCCTAATCACTACGATAATAGTAAAGGCACACTTTATAAGGTAGCGCAAGAAAGAGGCTGGAATCCGTACCTTTTTGATATTGTTAAAAGATTGGAACGTGCCGAGAAAAAAGGAGAATTTGAAAGCGATTTAGATAAGTCGATTGCAGTAATACAACTTTGGAAAAATGAGCAAGCTAGCAAGAATAACTAAGGTACTAGAGTACTACAGAAAAAAAGGACACAACTCCGAAAGAATTAATAATTTATACCACAAAATACTGAAAGATGGAGAAAAAAGTTAAAGATTTTATGACTATTGGGCGACAACTTATTAACGAATCGCCAAGCCTTACAAAATACAATGATTATACATTACGCTATAATCTAATGAAAGAGGAGAATAAGGAGTACCTTCAAGCGTGCCACGACCACGATAAAGTTGAAATACTAGATGCTTTAGTTGACCAGATGTATGTGCTACTCGGAACGATACACCAGCACGGAATGAGTAATATATTCGAAGAAGCATTTAACCGAGTTCACGAAAACAATATGAGTAAGTTCCCAAACGGTCAAATATTGCGAGATGCTGAGGGCAAAATATTGAAACCGCACGGATTTAAACCAGTTGATTTAAGTGATTTAGTATAACTCTAAATTAACCCAGCCTTAAAAAGTTGGGTTTTTTTTCACTTATTTTGATTAAAAGTTTTTTTTATTCAAAAATAGCTTTATATTTGTACCAGCAATAAAGCTAATAACAATTAAAACGAATAGAGATGACAATTCAAGACAAACTTAGCAAAAAAGGATTTCAATTAGGAGTTACAATTAACGGAGGGGTTAGAACTGGTTATTACGCAACTAATAGAGCTTACGGAACTAAAACAAG